ATGTATCCAAGATATTTGATGAAAACACACTGAGGACCTTTTGCATACTTAGATTTACAACTTTGACTGACACCTGAAGCGCTTAAGGGAGTTATGAAGATCAAGAAACTCGTAGTACGCTACTTGGCGTGGTGTGCTGATCATCACAGACCAAACACGGTCAAATACTATCGCTGTCGTTTGAAAAATTTCGTTATGAAGTTCGGTAAACGCAAATTTGAGTCTTTATCGCTGATTGAGATCGAGGAGCATCTAGCTCGCGTCGGTCAAGGTCAGTCCAGCAACACGAGGCGGGGGAATGTCGTGGCATTCCTACGCCTGCAGTCGTGGGCGTTGGAGCATGAATTCATCGCGGTTGCCGTCGCGCCTAAGCTGAAGAAACCGAAGGCGCGGAGGCGAGAAAAGATTCCCTCACGCAAAGAGACCGCTATCATTCTGCTGCGTGGAAGCAGACCGTTCCGTTTGATCTATCAAGCACTCCGCTACAGCGGCGCCCGTCCCGGTGAACTCTGTGGAGCGAAGATCTCTGATATTAAGGAAGGCGGAACGGTCATCGAACTGTGGGATCACAAGACTGCCGGAAAGACCGGACGTCCGCGGCGGATCCTCATCGGTCGCAAGCTCGGGAAGATCCTGGCGTGGTCGATCGGTGACCGGACGGAAGGTCCGATTTTTCTGTCTCCGCGCGGGAGGTCGTGGACCGTTGGCAATCTATCGGCAACGTATCGAAACCTTCGCAACGGTTTGGACCTGCCGAAACATCTCGTGGTTTACCTAGCTCGGCATGAATTCGGAACACGCGCGACTGAAAAGTGTGGCATTCATCCCACGATGACCATGATGGGTCACACGCAGATCACGACAACTCAGCAATACGTCCACCCGGACGAAAACATTCTGCGAGAACAACAGGACAAGGTTTTTTGAGGTTTGATGATTTGAAGTAGATCTAAACGCAATTTCAAAGAGGCGGTCAGCACATCGGATCGTCGGCCAATTCAGAGAGTGGGTTTCAGCGGTGTGCGGTTGAGATGGCGGGTTTCGTCATCTCAACCGGTGGCGATAGGTCGTGGGAGTCTTGCTCCCGCCTTCGCTGGGTAATATCAACCCAGCCAATAGGCATGCGACCCGTCGTGAGGAAGGTAACTGCGTACGCGAGCGACGTTAAACAACTCGCGGGGGGAGTTTTTGCTGACCAGTCTTAGCGGTGGAGAAGGATGGCAATCGACATGAGACAGGCTGCCCAGTGGTATGCGGACAATGGGTTTCGCATCTTTCCACTGGATGGAAAGTTTCCACACAGAAAATTCCTCCAACCCTTGGATGGCAAGCAAAGCTGGAAGCCTCTGGTTCAACAGCGACCGTCACCAATTGAGCTTGATCTGTGGTTTGGAAAGCATCGAGCAAACATCGGGCTGGCCACTGGGATCAGCGGTGTGGTGGTCGTCGATTGTGACGACGTGGAAGAAACAAATTGGTGGGTCGAGAACAGACCGTCCACAGACATGATTTGCCTTACTAAGAACGGAGCACATCACTACTACCGCTCGATCGAGGGCGTGAGAAATCAACAGGATGTGTTGATCAACGGTCAAAAACACAACATCGACGTCCGGGGCTTTGGCGGTTACGTCGTTGCACCTCCGTCGATTCATCCGGACGGCGGCCGATACGAACGGGTGGGGGATTGGGATCTGTCCATCGTCCCGGAATTCAATCCAGAGTGGTTTGATCCGAAGGTTTCAACTGGGGCACCGGTCCGCGAACGAAACAATCCGGAACGGGCCGAAGATGTGGCATCTCGGTACATCAATCACATCCAAGCGATCAGCGGACAGCAAGGCCACAACGAAACGTTCCGTGCGGCTTGCAAGCTGATCGAATTTGGATTGAACGCAGGGCACGCCTACGAGGTGATGCAGGAGTGGAACAAAACGAACGCTCATCCACCGTGGTCTGACTCCGAGCTGCGTCACAAAGTGGATGATGCTTTTCAGTCTGTGAAAGGAAGCCGATGACAACGCTGATAGTAACGCTGCCTCCACCCCCTACAGTCCTTAATCCCAATCGTACTTCGCATTGGAGGACCAAGGCGAAGGCTGTAAAGCAATATCGAAATGATGCACATATCGCCGCTTATACAGCATTGAACGAAATGGATCGATGGCATTCCAACCGACCGCGATGGAAACAAGCGGTGATGACGCCGAAGTTCTATTTCCGCGATCGACGGAGGCGGGACCGCGACAATTTTCAGGCTGCCCTCAAGGCCGCGTGCGATGGGCTAGTTGATGCCGGCGTTTTGATTGACGACAGCGGCTTGGCCACCATGCCGGCAGAGTTTGACATTGATGGAAACGACCCGCGCGTAGAACTGCATTTACGCGAGCTTCAGGAAGGGATGCCTTATGCCTCAAACGATTAGAACCGTCACACTCAAGACGGGTGAATCTGTGAAGATCGGAGAATGTGAAATCTCCGTTTCGAGCCGAGTTGAATTGAAGATCACCGTTCCAAGCGGAATAAAAATCCGGCGCGTGAAACGGTCTGTTGAAAAACAACCGTTGCGTGATCTTTCCGGCATAACTTGATCATTGCGGTTGACTGGATAGATATCACGTGCGTAAAATTTCGCCCAGCGGCAAGGCCGTGAGTCAGTGATTAGCGAAGACCGCTTTCGAGCGTAGCTATAGACCGGTTTCGAGCCAAAAAGCTCAGGCTGATCGGGAGGCGAGGCCCCCAACTCAGCGCTGAGCTTTTTTCTTTCTTTGGCCGATTCGGGACCGCTGACAATGCTTCATCAGATGGAGAGGATCGTCAATGTCTGATGGCACTCTCGAAAAGATCGATGTCCGCCTAGCGCGAATCGAATCGAAAATCGACAACGCTATCAAAAAAGGTGAACGGCATTCACGCGTCCTCTTCGGCGAGACGGGAGCCGATGGATTGAGCGGCCGAGTCCAGACTTTAGAGCAATCCGAATCACGGCGGACCTGGCACATTCGAGCTATCTGGACCGCCGTTCTTGGAGCAGTGGTTTCAGCACTGTCGGGTGTGTTTAGTCCGAAATGAGTGACTTCCTGATTCTGGCGGTGGTGATCGCTCCGGTTTATACGGCTTATGTTTTCAAAGGTGACGGCATGAAAAAATTACTGAGCGACAAAGGGAGCAACTCGAAGCCGTTTCGTTGGGACGGTAACGATGGTCGTCAAATCCTACTCTTAGCACTCGCTGCAGGTGGCGGTGCATTTTTGACAAGCTTTCTTGGAAGTATTGATTCCCTTGTTGACAAGGAAGCCTTCGGTGAATGGTCGGCAATCGTTGGGGCTGCCTCGGTTGTCGTGGTCGATGCCTTGAGGAAGCTTCTGGCGGATAACACATGAAAAATATCCTGTTGCTACTCGAAGCGTTGCTGGAAGTCGCTTATTTAATTCTCGGAGGAGACTGATGCGATTCGCGGTTGCGATTGCAGTTTTGCTACTGATGCCGTCTGGGCTGCCGGCTGAGAATCCGCTGCCTCCTCGTGAGCCAACTCCAGTCATCACCGGTCCGACTAGCGTCTACACCGGTGCGATGATTCGATTGTCTGCCGAGAAGTCCGACGCCGACCATTACTCATGGCTGGTTGATACGAGTGACGTCGAACTCCCGCCGGGTGGAGACCCGACGAAAATCAACGAAGCAATCAACGCGGTTGAGGCCAGAGGATTCAAAGTCATCCGCTCCGAAGCCGGTGAAGAGAATCCCACGTTCTCAATCCAGAACGGCGGTCGCGATTTGTTTTTGAGTAGCTATCCGGGGACTTACCGAGTGTTTCTCGCGGTCTCGATCGATGGTGTTGGCGTTGCTCAAACTTCATGGACTGTCAAAGTCAAAGAATGCCGTGGTCCTCCCGATGAGCCGGACCCACCGAAGCCACCTGAACCGCCGGATGAACCCGACCCGCCTACAACCGGTTTCGGTCTCGCAGCGAAAGTTCCTGTTTGGTTGACGAGCGTCCCGCAGGAGCACAGGTCGAATTCAGCCGCCATCAAGGAATCGCTTTCAGCGGTTGGAAAGATTGCCGGGACCGACATCCTGCCAACGGTCAGCGGCGTGAAGACTGCCCTCCTGGCATCACTGACTCTCTCAATCAAAGACAAATCTGCCTGGGCGAAATTCGGGCAGAGTCTTGCGACTGAACTCGAAAAACTCCAATCCGCAGGGACCATCACCACGGCCAAACAGTTTGGTGAAGCTATCCTAGAAGTAGCGGGGGCAATGTGATGCCGACCGACCAACAAATCATCAGGATACTCGACGCGACGGGGCATCTCGCCCACCCGTTCGGCGAACAGCGTACGCTCACAAAACCGCTGCACGAACTCACGCTCAACGATCAATGTGTGATTGATGCCGTTCAGTCCTATCAGGACTTCCATTCTGTTTCGATTGAGCCGATTGTCGCCAAGCATTACCCGATGCGAGTTTCGGCGGCAGTTAAAGCTGACGGCCAAGTCGGCCCGGCGATGCGGGAACTGTTCGACCAGCCGCGATGCCAATGCCCGGACTACAACCCAGCGACCGACCAACAGGCCGCCCAGGGCTCCGGCAATTGGCGGGGCTGCCACAACATCGGCAACTATCACGCGGCAGTCGCGAAGTTCCTCAACGAGCCGCCTAGCTATCTCAAGCCGCATTTTGACGAGGTGTGGAAACGTGTCGTCGATACCTACGCGGAAATCGGACTGCTCTGGAAGCGAGATGACAGTCATTCCAACCCAGATACGAACATTTCATTCGTGCGACCGGATGGTGGATGGATTGGATTGGCTATCGTATCCAACAGGGCGAGTTGCGGATCGAACATCTGGGCGAAATTCGACAATCGGTATCAACCGGCCAATTTGGTTCGAGAATGGACCACGCTGTTTAACCACGAGCTTGGGCACAACTGCGGTCTATCTCATTCACGTGGCGGCATCATGAACAGCTACCTCGTCAAGGGTCTGGCTCCGACCTGGAAGAACGACCCGTCGTACAACTTGGTCGTTTCCCGATTCGGTGGTCAACCTGTCCCGCGCGACGACGACCCCGGTGAACGCAAGATGGTTCTGGCTTGGGAATATCCGGGCGGGCGATTCGAGAAAATCAATGACGTCCCGACGGTGGACGAAGAACAATCATTCTGGCCGGAGGTCTGACACATGGAGCGTACTGGCGAAGACATCATCCGAGAAAAACTTATTGAAGTTGAGGAAGAACTAAACGGTAGCAGTGCGTCAATAAACCTCGCGGGGATACTGACTCTCATCGGCCCCATCTTTGAGTTGATTCGTGGATGCAGTAGCGAGGCGAGAGCATCTCGTCACGTACGACGTGGATCCGCGATTGCACGAAGAAAAGTCGAGAACATGCTCAAGGCTGAGGGGTATGAAGGCGACGCCAAGCAAGCTGCGAAGGAAATTATTAAACGCGGCAAGAAACTTAGCGAAAACGAATTGGCCGCCATTTTGGATGAAGCCAAAGACGACCCTGCACCTCCTCCGGCACCTCCCGGCGGTTGGTGGCCCGTGTGGGACTGAGACATGAAACGAAGAACACTTTTGACGCTTGCGGCCTTGCAGATTCCGTCTATTGCGATGGGGGATTGGTGGCCGACTGCCGAACCTGGGAAAAAGTGCGTTCCCCCTGTTTTGCCTTGGCCTGAAGATCCGCCGCCTGACTATGAAAGTCAGTCTCGCGACCCATTTGCAGGTACGAGGATTCCGATCATTTACTGGGCGCAATTCGGCTGCGCTCCGTGTAAATCTGGCTTGGACGAATTGGGAGCAAAAAGGAACTATGTCAAACCTTTTGCTTCTGGACGGTTCATGATTTATCCGAGGTACGACGCTCCGAATTGGGTAAAAGAATTTCCCACGCTGTATTTTCGTTCCCGCAGGGAAAGCGGGTGGTCTCAACTGACTGGATGGCCTGGAAAAGAGCGATTTGAAGAGATTTATGATGGCGAACAGCAATCGCAACAGCAGGCAGTAGCTTCTCGTCCTCCCCTTGTCAGAACTCGCAGCAGTCGTGCTCACTGGACGAATCCAGGAAGGATTGACGACCACCTCATCAACGACCACGGAGTGAGTCCGTCTCGAATCCGTGGCATGTCTTGGGACCAGATGAAAACATTGCACGACCGCATTCATGAGGCCAACGTATCAGCAAGGTCAAAGTCTAAACGGAAAACGAAACAGAAAGCACGACAGCGTACAACGCGGCGGTCTTATTCATATTGTCCTTCTGGAAGATGTCCATGAGCATTCCAGCGATTCGCGAAGAGTTAGCAATTCTGCGTGGTCGTCAAGCGGAAGACGAAAAGAACATTCGTGGATTGCGCGTACAGATGCAGATCCACGGAAAAACAAAAGACGGTGGTCTCGGCGAACGGATGCTCGATTGGTGCGACCGTCGGCATGCAGACAGCAAAGAACTGGGCCAACTACTCAAGGAGTTTGAGGAATGCGATTGGTAGCATTGTTTTTGGCGTTGGTGGCATCGGTGGCAACCGCCAGCGAACCGCCAGAGGAAATTAAGACTCACCACGACACGATCCCGGTCATCGGCCACGAGTACGAAGACCGTGCGGTCGGTGGCATGTGGAAATCGGCGGATACCTGGGCCGATGGCACGACTCCGCTTGCGACCGAAGACGTTTACATTCCCGTAGGCGTGACTGTTCGCATCTGCGAGAAGTGCGGTCCTGTTCGTGTCGAGAACATCGTCGTTGACGGCACGTTGGACATCGTAGGTGCAGACCTCACGGTGGGAACTCTGACGGTCCTTCCAATGGGGACTCTGCAAGCGGGGACCGTCACACAACCGGCATCGGCCAAAGTCACATTCTCCGCACAACCGATTGAACTTGAAAATGACCCGTACCAATGGGGCAGAGGGATGTTGGTTTTCGGAACCATCAAATTGTACGGAAAACCGAAAACTCCATTTGTGCAGCTAGATGAAAGCGTGATGGCTGGTGACACATCCGCCGAGGTGCTGGAACAGCCTGTCGGATGGGAGCCTGGAGATAATTTAGTATTCACCGACACGCGGCAAATCTGGCGGGCCGATGAAGTCAAGGAAAAGGTGTGGGAGCCGCATTGCGATGAAGTGACCTACAAATCGTCAGTGGGAGCGACCGTAGATTTCACGGCGTTGAAGTATGACCATCTGGAGTTTCCAAACCCGCACGACGACCGTCCTCTGACTGGCCACATTTTGAACTTATCTCGCTCGATCGAGTTTCACAATGAGGACCAGAATCATCGAGCGCATACTGCATGTATCGGGATGGCCAAATCTGACATTCGCTACTGCCGGTATTTCGGTCTGGGACGAACTGACGCCAGTCGAACTCTCAGCAACACGATGGTGATGCCTGATGGAACTTTACACATCGGCACAAATCAGATTGCTCGGTATGCAGATCACTTCCATCACAACATGGTGACCGGAAACAAGAGGATTGGTTGCGTCTCTACCGATACTCTGAAATGGGGATTCACCATCCACGGCACCAACGGTGTCCAGTTTCTTGACAATATTGCTTACAACTGCATGGGCAGCGGATTGCAAATCGAAGACGGCGATGAGGAGAACTGCCGAATAATTGGCAACTTCTTTTGCAAAATCAGCAGCGGCGGAAAGCCTATCGTTAAATATATCAACGCTGCGGGCGAGAAGGTCATCGACATTGGTAGGGATGGAAGCGGATTATGGAGCCGGGGGTGCGACAACATCTACATTGGAAATTTCTCTAATTCTTGTGCATTCGCGGGGTTCATGAACAACGGGTACTACAACCCTGACTGCGAAAATCACAACGGCTATCAAGAGTGGCGAGATAACACCGCCTACGGTTACACACCGAGGGGTTTTTGGCGGGCATGGCCGCAGGCGGAAAGCGTTGACGTGGACGGCCAGTATATGGGGAACTACAAAGAATCCCCCAGCGTTCAGCACAACAATCTCGCATGGGCGATGACTTGGAACGGCTGCGAGTCGTGGCATGACGCGGCATATGAGCAGCACAATTGCGTCTACATCAATGACCCTAAAGTAACAGCCAAGCGTGAACGAAACTTGGTTGTTGGGTGCGTAGGGATTTCGTTTCGGTCGCACTATACGGCATACGGAGCAGTCGTCAAGAATTGCTCTGCATACGGTTTTCACACTGGCGTTGAATTGACAACTGCTCCTGGCCCCATCGACTTCTGGGGACCGACGCTTATCGACGGTGGGACATGGAAGAACAGCGTGAACTTCTTGTACTTGGATCACCCTGGACCTCAAACGCCGGTTCGGTCGCTAATCAAAAACGTTACGCTCGGCCATTACCCTGAATTCAGTCCCACGGAATACATCGACCGACCGGCACACGTTGCGATGCTAGCGGTTCGCAATCCCAAAGGCGGGGTGGTATCCGAGTACGATGCTGCCATTGAAATCCGCGATTACAACGGGGCAGACTTGTTGGTGAACTACGCCGAAGAGTCCCCCGATTATGTGCTGACTTTGGAGCAAGATAAGCGACTGCCGATTGAATTAGTCGGTCTGACAAACCAGCAGGCGAGAAACCAGTTCGGGCAGTCATATCACAACCGGATCACTGACCACGCGGAAACAGTGGACGGGATTATCGGGTTAGTGAAAGTGCTTGACGGTACAGTTCCCGACCCGGAACCCGAACCCGATCCTGAACCAGAACCGGACCCGATCGCGGTCACAATTGAGATTCTGTTTGCGGACCACGAAATCATGGCGGCGACTGCGAGCAGCCTAAGCATCACAATCCCTGAACTAATCAGGCAGTGGATTGACGATGATCTTGAAGCACTTAAAGAGAAAGAGAATTGAATAATGGGATTTCCGGGAACGGTTTTATCTCCAGCAGATGCCTATCGACAGGCGACTGCTACTGCGGGGAGACTCAAAAAAGAGTCGATCATCAAGCGTGCGGTAATGATCGCAGGGGACATCAGTTTTGACGTCGTCATGAGACTCCGTGACGATCTCATTAACGCTGATGCACTGTTTGCGACTGCTGCTGCAGTGCCTGGGATCGTTGAATACGCTCGCGCCCAAAACAATGATCCAGATTACGACATAATCGCGGATTTTGTGGCAATGCGGAATGCAGTTTCTGCTGCACTCACTGCCGTCGAAGCTGCACTGCCCCAATCAGGAGGTTTTCTCTTGAGGGAATCGATTGTCTCCGGTGTCAGCGGCACAACGGTTCGCTCATTCACTTCTCAGCAGGCAGAAACTGCTGGAATCCCGGATAAGCTTGCCGACGTGATTGCCTCAATTGATTGATAGAACATGACCGCTCCCGTTGTCGCCTCAACGGCGATCTACAACGACACGGCCAATGCCGCGTCAATCGCAATAAGCAAACCCTCGGGAACGGTTGAGGGTGATTGGCTGATACTGCACGTCTGTAATCGGTCAACTGAAACTGTTTCTTGCACAGGATTCACGGAGGTTTATTCAGCAACTGTTGGAGTTATCAGGGAAACGGTCCTCAAGAAAAAAGCGGGATCGTCGGAACCGTCCAGTTATACGGTCGAGGCAGCATCTGGCACTCCCCGATGGGCAGCGGCGATCGCCAGGATCACAGGCGGGGATTCGACAGACATCATTGACGTTGTGGGGACGGCGGCAACGGGAACCGACGACGCCCCAATCTCACCGAGCATCACAACGACGGTTGCGGATGCTCTGGTGATGCGTTTCCTGACGTTTGACACTTCTAGTGGAACTTACACGCTCCCATCGGGACTGGATGAAGAATGGAACGCGGATCCCGACGCGGGCGGACGTCCCGAAGTTGTGGCGGCATCACTAGAACAAGCGAGTGCAGGATCGTCGGGAACGGCAACGTGGGCAAAAACCAACGAATTTGATTGGATCACAAACACGGTTTCGCTCGCACCGGCGGGCGGTGCTGAGGAACCGGAGGAGCAACCGGCGATTTTCTTCGGGTGTGTGTTTTAAGGATTGAGTGATGGCTGATCAAAAAATCTCTGAGCTAAACTCACTCGCAGCTGCCAACTTGGCGGCTGACGATCAGTTTGTCCTTGTAGACACATCAGGGACGGAGACGAAGAAAATCTCCAAGAGCGAAGTCGATACTCTCTATGCAGACGCTTCGCACACGCATACCGAGTCGGACATCACGGACCTGGGATCTTATATCGAAGATATTTCCGGTGAGTCTCTGGGAGATTTGTCAGACGTCACGATCACGGCTATTTCATCCGGAGAATTGCTTGTCTGGAACGGTTCGGCTTGGATTAACCAAACTTTGGCGGAAGCTGGGATTGCATCTGCGAGCCACAGTCATGCAGTCTCCGACATCACCAGTGGAACGTTGGCACACGAACGGGGTGGCTTAGAGGCGGACATCTCCGCCATCGTGGACGGTGATTTCATCGTTGGAACGGGATCCGGAACTCTGGGGCTGGAAAGCGGGGACACGGCGCGGACATCGCTAGGATTGGGGACGGGGAATTCTCCCACATTCACGCGGTTGACGGTTTCGCAATCGACGGGAACTGCTCCATTCACGGTTGCGTCAACGACGGTCGTTTCAAATCTCAACGCCGATCTGATTGACGGAATTGAAGGGGCGGAACTGATCCAACGCGACGGCTCGGTTGCCTTCACAGGCAATCAGGCGATGGGGTCGAACCGATTGACCGGTTTGGCCGAACCGACTGCATCAACAGATGCCGCAACTAAGGCTTACGTCGATGCGGCCATTGACGGGTTGGATTACAAAGATTCTGTCCGAGTGGCCACGACTACTGCGGGGACTCTGGCCTCTGATTTCGAGAACGGCGATTCAGTCGATGGTGTGACGCTGGCGACTGGTGATCGGATCTTGGTCAAGAATCAGACCACGGCCAGCGAGAACGGCATCTATACCGTCAACGTCAGTGGTGCACCGAGTCGCGCGGCAGATTTGGCGTCTGCGTCATCAGCTGCAGGTGCGTTCGCATTTGTCGAAGAGGGAACAACCAACGGCGACAAAGGTTTCGTCTGTACGGCAAACGATGGTAGCGACGTCGTTGGAACGGACGATCTTGCATGGGCACAATTCAGCGGATCGGGCGGCGGCGGTGAAACCAACACGGCGTCAAACGTCGGCACCGGCCAAGGTGTCTTCAAGCAGAAAACGGGCGTTGATTTCGAGTTCTATGAGATTAAAGCCGGATCTTCGAAGATTACTGTCAGTCTCGTTTCTGACGACATCACGATCGATCTGGGAACGGTCGTTCTGGATGACTTGTCCGATACGGATATCGGATCTGCGAGCACTGGTGATTTTCTCGAATTCGACGGCTCTGTTTGGACCAACGTTGCGAAAAGTGCAGTCGATCACGGTGCATTCGGCGGTCTCTCCGATGACGATCACACTCAATATGCTTTGCTTGCCGGCCGTTCAGGCGGTCAAGACATCATTGGCGGAACGGCATCCGGAAATGACTTGACGTTTGAATCCACGTCCGACGCAACCAAAGGCCACATTCAGAGCAAAGACAATCACCAATTCGACAAGACGGCCTATTTCGATGCCGAAGTCGACAACGGCAACAGCGGTACGGCAGACACGATCGATTTCGGGGTCGGCAATAAGCAAAAGAGCACGCTGACGGACAATGTGACGTTCACTTTCACTGCTCCTCCAGGACCGTGCAATCTGATTCTCAAGCTTGTTCAGGATGCCACGGGAAGCCGCACGGTGACATGGCCGGCAACGGTGAAATGGCCATCCAACGGAACGGCGCCCACACTGAGCACGGGAGCCAATGACGTGGATATTGTGTCGTTCTATTTCGACGGGACCAACTATTACGGACAAGCGGGATTGGATTTTGCATGACCGATTTCCTGCTGCAAGAAAACGGGGATTATCTGCTCCAGGAGAATGGTGATCGCATCATTTTGGAAGCGGCGCCAGTGATCGAAATCCCTGATGGCATTTCCTACATCGATGTGCGGGGAGCTCGCACAACGCCACACATTGTCCGTGGTGCACGTTCATTGGAACACGACATTCGCGGAACACGACAAACCGAACACGTCTTGCGAGGCAAGTGATGGTCGATCAACACCTGGTGAACGAAAAAGAGCATGTGCATGTCATTCACAAAGGGGACACGCGCGTGCCGTTGGCGGTAACGCTCAAGCGTGAAAAGAGCAACTCAGTTGTCGACCTGACGGACCTGGTCGTCGAGTTCTACATGATCGACTCGAATGGCACAGTGAAGGTTGCTCGATCGGATACGGGTGTTGCTGTTGATGCAGACCCCACCACGGGCAAGGTCACCAAGACCTTCTTGGATGCGGACGTGGATACGGCCGGGGATTTCTTCGCCTACTTCGTTGTGACCGAGAGCGGTGAGGATGAGACGTTCCCGGTTGATACGAAGCGGTTGGTGGTGCAGGTGCAGGGGGACTGACACTGCAAAAGGTACTATCCAGGAAGTCAAGGCAGGATAGGCAAGCGGGAAATGCCACTATTGTTGGTAGTGTGAATGAATGATCAGTGCGGTGGGGACAATCATGACGAGTGCCGACCGTGGGGCTGAGGCTCGGCGGCGGTGGAACCGTGAGCGGACCGCTGAAGCACAAGAGATTGGTGAGATTCCTTTGCCGCAGGATCCCGACCGTCGGGCTGCGGCGATTGCCGATTATGGGTTCTTTTGCCGGACCTACTTTTCCGCTGCGTTCACACTGCCTTGGTCTCCGTTTCACGAGAAGGCGGCCGACAAAATCAACAAGGCCGTGAAGTCGGGCGGGGTGTTTGCTTTCGCGATGCCGCGCGGCAGCGGCAAGACGACGATGTGCGAGTGGGCCACGCTGTGGGCGATTCTCTCCGGTCAGAGCAAATACGTGTTGTTCGTCGGGGCCAGTGAGGCGACGGCTGACAAGCGTCTCAAGAGCTTGAAATCGGAACTGCGGTTCAACGATTTGTTGCTGGCGGACTTTCCGGAAGTCTGTATTCCGGTGGCTCACCTGGATGGCGAAGCGCGGCGGGCTGCGGGTCAGAAGTTTCGCGGGGAGCCGACCAACATCGAGTGGACGCAAAAGCGGGTGGTCTTGGCCACGATCCAGATTGATCAATGCCTGGCGTCCGGATCTGTGATCGAGGTGATCGGGATCACGGGCGATATTCGCGGCCGCAACCACAAGCTGGCGAGCGGGGAGATTGTGCGACCGTCCCTGGCTGTCTGCGATGATCCGCAGACGCGGGAGTCGGCCATGTCGGTATCGCAGTCCGCCACGCGCGAAGCCACGCTGGCCGGGGATGTGGCTTATCTGGCCGGCCCGGGCAAAGCGATTTCGATTCTGATGCCTTGCACGGTGATCAACCCCGGCGATATGGCGGACAAGATGCTTGACCGGTCGCTGCATCCGGAGTGGCAGGGCGAACGGACGAAGATGGTGCTCAAGTTCCCCAAGGAGGAAAAGCTTTGGGACGAGTATCGCGAGCTGCGAGAACAGAGCTTTCGCGACGACGGCAATGGATCCGAGGCGACCGAGTTTTACCGCAAACATCGAGAGCAGATGGATGCAGGTGCGGAGGTCAGTTGGCCCGAACGCTTCAACGACGGTGAATTGTCGTCGCTGCAGCACGCGATGAACCTGCGGTTTCGCGACGAAGCGGCATTCTTCGCCGAATATCAGAACGAACCGTTGGCCACGTTGGACGAAGAGGATGAGGATCTGCTGACGGCTGATCAGATTGCGGTGAAGACGAATGGGATCAACCATCGGCTTGTGCCGCACGATTGCAGCCATCTGACAGCATTCATCGACGTGCAGCAAAAGCTGCTCTATTTCGTCGTGATTGCCTGGACCGAGAACTTTACCGGGCACGTGATCGATTACGGCTGTTGGCCGGATCAGAAGCGGCGGCAGTTTACGCTGCGGGATGCCAAGATTTCGTTGGCGATGAAGTTTCCCAAGGCCGGGTTTGAGGGGTCGATCTACGGTGGGCTGGAAAAGCTGACCGATGAACTGCTGGGGGGTGAGTGGCGTCGGGATGATGGGGCCGTGGTGAATGTCGATCGCTGCATGATCGACGCCAACTGGGGCCGTTCGACCGACGTGGTCTACCAGTTTTGCCGGCAGAGTGCTCACAGCGCGGTCCTGACTCCTTCCCATGGGAAATTTGTGGGAGCGGCCTCGATTCCCTTCTCGGACTACAAGCGGAAGCCGGGGGAGCGGGTGGGGCACAACTGGCGGATTCCCAACGTGCGCGGCAAACGGGCCGTGCGGCACGTGGTCTATGACACGAACTACTGGAAAAGCTTCATCCAAGCCCGGTTGTCCGTGTCGATGGGGGACCGGGGCTGTCTGTCGCTCTACGGTCGCAAGCCGCACAGACTGTTTGCGAGTCATTTGGTTGCCGAATATCGCGTTCGCACCGAGGGGCGGGGTCGGACGGTGGATGAGTGGAAGCATCGCCCCGAGCGACCGGACAACCACTGGTTGGATTGTGTCGTGGGCTGCGCGGTGGGGGCTTCGATGCAGGGGGTGACTCTGCAGGAAACCGAGGTGACGGCTCCGCAGCCGAAGAAATCACGGACGCGGATGTCGATGGCCGAGCGGCGAGCTAGGAAGCGAGGTGTGGTGTGATCATGGCTGATGAAAAACCACAAGAAGACCTGAGCTTGCTCTGCCCGAAATGCGGATGTCCTCAGTCGCATGTGCGCGATACGCGCAATGGCAGACTCAAAGGTCGCATCGTGCGATATCGGGTCTGCGACAACTGCGAAAACACGTTTCGGACGGTCGAAACGGTCGCTCAAGAGGGGTGACGTCTACCGGTAGACGTTGATTTGGAAATCCGCTCGCAAAATCGCTTGAGTCATCTTGTTGCCCCGTTGTTCGTGCGTAAATTTAAGCACACGAACACGCGAGGTGAGTGATGACCGACATTTCCGACAGCATTCAAGAGAACGCGACCGCACCGAAAAAGATGTCGGTGGACGGTGCGTCGGCTGAGCAGCATCCGCTCAAAGATCAGATCGAAGCGGACCAATATCTCAAGGCCGAACAGGCTGCCTCCACCGCGCGACGGGGCCTGAGCTTCTCGCGATTCCGCCATCAAGGGACCGTCTGATGTTTTTCCTGGGTCTGAACAAATTGTTCTCTCGCAGCACGCCTAAACCGGTGGCCGGGCGGACGATGCGTTTGACCAAACGGGACATCACCGCTGCCTATGATGCGGCACAAACGACCGAATACAACGCGCGGCACTGGCGAAACGCGGATAATCTTTCAGCAGACAATGCCAACAACCCTCTGGTCCGCCAGAACCTGAGAAACCGCTCCCGTTACGAGGTGCACGAAGCCAATAGCATCGCGCGGGGAATCGTCTCCACGCTCACCAACGACACGATTGGAACCGGTCCTCGGCTGCAGGTGCTGACGGACAACAATACCGTCAATTCTCAGGTTGAGGCGGAGTTTGCTCGCTGGATGCGGGCCACGCGGCTGGCTGAGAAATTGCGGACAATGCGGACGGCCAAGACCGTGGACGGGGAATCGTTCGGCTTGCTGAAGACCAATCGACGGCTGGCGTTGCCGGTCAAATTGGACCTGCAGGTGATCGAAGCCGATCAGATTTCTTCGCCGCGAATGTGGTATGAAGACGAAACGCAGATCGACGGAATGCTGCTGGATGAGATGGGCAACCCCATCGAATATCACATGCTGCATGCCCACCCGGGCGGACCGCAGATGGGCCGGTCGTCGATGGATTTCAACACCATCGATGCCAGCCAAATGCTGCATATCTTTCGCAGCGACCGTCCCGGCCAGCATCGCGGCATTCCGGAAGTGACCACGGCCTTGCCGCTGTTCGCGATGTGTCGCGATTACACGCTGGCCGTGCTGAGTTCCGCGAAGACGGCTGCCAAATTCACGATTCTGCTGGAAACAATCGCGTCGGCCCTGACCGAAGATGGAAACAGCCTCGATCCGGACGTCGATCCGTTTGACGCGGTGGATATTGACTATGACATGATGGTCGCGTTGCCCAAAGGTTGGCAGGCCAAGCAAATGCGGGCCGAACAACCGACGACGACCTATGAGATGTTTCGCAATGCGATTATCAACGAGATTGCGCGTTGCCTCAACATGCCGTTCAACATCGCGGCGGGGAATTCTTCGGCCTACAACTACGCGTCCGGTCGTCTCGATCATCAGATGTACTTCAAATCGATCGACGTCGAGCGTTCGCAGTGGGAATGCAACGTTCTCGACCGAATCCTGATGGCCTGGTTCGATGAGGCGATGTGGATTCGCGGACTGCTCCCCGATGGGCTGGGAATGTTCGCCGAACTGCCGCACACGTGGGTCTGGGACGGTCGCGAGCATGTCGATCCGGTCAAAGAAGCCAACGCACAGGCCACGAAACTAGCCAATAAAACCACGACCTTGGCGGCTGAGTACGCTCAAAAGGGGCAAGATTGGCAGGAAGAAATCCGCCAACTCTACAAGGAAAAAGCGTTCCAGAAACAGATGGAAGAAGAGTACGGCGTCACGTTGGATGGTGGCAGTGCTCCCGCGATTGAACAACAGACCGAAGAGGATCCGGAAGATCCCGAGGAAACTGATGACGAAGAAACAGAAGAAACAACTGAGGCGGCAGCGGCGGCTTAAAAAGCGAGAAGCTTACCGCAGCCTGCGATGTAACGACGATTCGAGCCTGATCGAATTCGACAGCGTGCCCGTTGCCATCGAAGCCGCTGAAGCGAGTGGAGAAGGTGAGGAAAAACGCGTTCCCACGTTCAACATGTTGGCCTATTCAGGCGGGTTGATGCGGGTGTCGCGGTTTCCCGATCCGGTGGTCGTGGAACTGTCGGGGATCGATTACTCCTCACAACCGGTTTCGATTCTGCGGAGTCACAACGAATCCCAGGGCGTGGGGCATCCCACACAAATCTCGATCACTGCCGAGGGGTTGCGCGTTGGTGGGACGATCAGTTTCGACAACCAGCACACTCAGGAAATTATCAAAGCGAGCAAGAACAACTTTCAGTGGCAAGCGTCGATAGGCGCCACGCCTTTGGAATACCGCAAGGTCCGCAGCGGGGAAACGATTCGGGCGAACGGACGAACGTTCCAAGGCCCGTTGATTTACGTGATGAAAGCACGACTGCGGGAAGTGAGTTTCGTCACCATTGGTGCAGATCACAACACATCGGTCCAAGTAGCGGCCGAGCTTCATTCGAGGGAAATTGACATGAAATTTAATGAATGGCTCACGGCCAAGGGATTTGACTCAGCAGACCTGTCCGATGCTCAGCTTTCCAGTCTGCAGGCGATGTACGATGCCGAGCAAAAGGTTGAGCAGGGGGGCGAAACTCCTCCGGTCGAAGCCAGTGGGGGAGCCTCCACCTCTACGGCCACCGCCACCGAGACGATTGAAGCTCCCGATATCGCTGCCAAGTTGCGGGCTGAAACGGCGGCTGAGTTGGAACGGCAGGAGAAGATCACCGAGATCTGCGCTAGTTACGACAATCCGTCGATGAAGATTAACGGTAAGGACGAATCGATCCGCGCCATGGCCATCCGCGACGGTTGGACCACGGACCGGACCGAGTTGGAAGCGTTGCGGGAATCGCGGCCCAAGGCGACTGCCGGGCATGTGGGCAGCCACGCGGGCAGCTGCACGATTGAAGCCATGCAGGGAGCCATGATGCTCCGTGCGGGTCTGCGGCTAGACGATGAAGCCTGGCAGTCTGCCGAAGCTCACTCGATGGAGGTGCCGGGGTGGTTGCGGGCCGGGATCAACGATGAGCAGAAACAACGGGCGATGGAGTATGCTCACCGCTACTCGGACATGTCGCTAGTTGACGTCTGCGCGGAAGCCGTGCGGATGGACGGCAATATGGTTCCCAGCGGGCGACTCAAGATGATCGAAGCGGCATTCTCCGGATCGACGCTGACGAACATCTTCACGACGAACGTCAATACTCAGGTTCTCAAAACCTATATGGAGGCTGGCGATTCTACTCAGGGATGGACCAAAACAACCGACGTGGCCGACTTCAAAATCAACGAACGTCCCCGTATGACCAAGGGGCCGGATTTGGATCGGCTTCCGCCCGGCGGAACTGCCGACGATGCATCTCGGTCCGACATCGGCGAGAGCTATAAGATCGCTCGCTATGCGAAAAAATACAGCATCGATGAGCAGGATGTGATCAATGATCGCTACAACGCGTTGGCGGACACGCCCATCGAAATGGGATTGGCAGCCAATCGGTTGCGTCCCGACTTGGTCTACTCGATCCTGCTGGCCAATGCGGCCTTGGCGGACGGTGTGACGTTGTTCCACGCGAATCACGGCAACCTCGATACGTCTTCAGGCTTGGCCGATGCCACTTTGCGGGCGGCGATCACCGCGATTGCCGTGCAGCAAGAGAACGGCGTCAACTTGAATCTGCGGGCTTCGCATTTGATCGTCCCGTCCGATCTTAAGTTCACCGCTTCGCAATTGATCCATTCGTCCGAGGTGCGGGGGGCGACCGGACAGATCGGAACCCGCAACCCGCTGCAGGACGAAAACCTGACGATGGTCAGTGATTCGCGGCTGTCGAACGGTGTGACCGATCCCGCCACGGGAACGGCTCACTCCGGATCGGTCTCGACCTGGTTCCTGGCGGCGGCGATGGCCCACACGATTGAAGTGGCCTATCTGCGGGGAACGGGACGGGCACCGCGCGTGCGTCGGTTCAACCTGGACAAAGGCCAATTTGGCATCGGCTGGGACGTCAGCATGGACATCGGGGCCAAGTCACTCGACTACCGCGGTCTCCACAAATCCACCGCATAAGCGGTGGTGGTGGTCGTCGGACTGGTTCATTTGCAATTTTCATAAACACGAGGCTGAACAATGGCCAAAGCCAAAAAACGGTATTACACGACGAAGGACATCGTCATCGACGGCGTCCCCTTTGCGGCGGGTGCCGAGCTTGTCGATGTCCCGGACGGGTGTCTTGAGAGCATGCTCCGTCTGAAGCAAGCGACGGAGGTTCCGCCCGAGGAATGGGAGGGAGATCCCGAACCGTCCGAGGGTGAGCAGGAAACGGCGGACGCGGGCAACGACGCGAAGTAAACCACAACCAACGCGGCCACGGCTGACGTTGAATCACACAATCACGGGAGTTTGAGACATGACGGCTGAAGCACTTTATCTGGGAACGGATGACGAACAGGTCATCACCGCAGCTGCCGCCCTCAACGGTGGAGACATCGTCGATCTGGGTGACGGTCGGGCCGGTGTCGTCCAGGGTTTGGGATCCTACGCCATCGGTGACAAAGTCAAAGTTGCCACCAAGGGACGGTTCCGCGTATTGGCGGCCACGGGAACGACGTTCACCGTGGGAGCCGTTGTCGATTGGGACGACACGAACAAGCTGGCGGTCGCTGACGGCGACTTCAACATCGGGCGGGCGGAATTCGCGAAAGGTTCGGGTCCGCTTTATGTCGATGTGCTGCTGAATGATCGGGCGACCACGACGTAAGTCTGAGTCGTCCATCTGACGTCGGTGTTTTCCATTTTACGAATCAATATTGATTGGATGAGCAAATGTCGAAGCGACAAGACGCGGCGCGGGCGGCCTTGGTGAAGGGATGCCGGACAGTCGCAAAAAATAAAGGTCCACGGGCGATGGTTTCGGTCCGGGCTGCCGACGTGGTGTTGGCATTGACCGGCGAGGAGGTCGTTGAAGACGTCGAGGATCTCGAAAAGGAATTTGCGGTCGAGGCTGACGGTAAGCCGGTCGAGACCGAGTAACTCTCATGGCGAATCTGTTGAAAACCGGGGCCGACTGGTTGGCCGGCCAATTGGAAGACCACGCATCTGAAGTCGTGGAATATGTGCGTGGGACCGCCGTCTGCAGTCTCAAGGCAGCGCGCGGGTCGTCTGATTTTGAATCGCTGGACGAGTTCGGCGGTGCCGTGTTGATTCGGTCGGTTGACTTTTTGGTTCGGCGGTCTCGGTTGGATCTCGGTGAGGGTGAAACGGAGCCTGCCGTGGGAGATTTGGTGATTGTCTGTGAAGGACAAAAAACCGTGACCTACGAAGTCACTCCGTTCGGACCGAACCAACAGCACTTCCGTCCGTCAGATCAAAACAGACAGATGTGGCGGATACATACGCAGCGGGTGATTGTGGCGGGTGGCTGATGGCGGATTTGATCAAAGATGGAGCGGACGAAGTCGTCGCCAGAATCAATGCGGGGTCTTATTCCTATGCGGATTCCTTCACAGCCGCGAGGGCCTACGCTCCGAGTTGGGACAAAACGGAATTACAAACGGTCAAGGTTTCGGTTGTACCGAGAACGTTGGTCGTGAATTTGGAATCGCGGTCATCGGATCGCGAGTTGATTGATATTCAAGTGGCCGTGCAAAAAGCGGTGGATCCAGCAGCGGTCTCTGATGTTGATGCGTTGATGTTGTTGGTTGAGGAGATTCGATTGCAGCTGCGGAGGTACATCCTACCGACAACTCCTCAACTGAATTGGACCGCCGTTGCCAACGATCCCATCTATGATCCGGCGATGCGAGAGAACCGGATTTTTACTTCTGTGCTGACTCTGACTTATGCGGCGTTTCGGTGATCAAAACCAAGGTGACAACGCGAAGCGAGATTCCGAAGCTGCTGCGAAAGGCGCGGCGAGCGAATATCGAAAACATTGGACATGGCGCGGCGGCGATTCGAATTACGGCGCGGCGATCAATTCGGCGACGTAAAAAAGCTTCGGCGGCGGGCAGTCCTCCCAGCACAAAAGCGGGACGTTACAAGTCGGCAATTTTGTATGCGGTGAATCGTCGGGATGGATCGGCGGTGATCGGACCCTCGGTCAAAGTCGCCGGAACGTCAGCCGCAGCGCACGAACATGGCGGACGCTACAAGGGTGACAGATTTGATCGTCGGCCTTTCATGGGTCCGGCATTGGCGGCAACGAGAGATCGGTTACCAGCCTTCTGGGCTGGCTCTGTGAAATAAAGGAGAGTTCAAATGGCTTTGATCGGACTGAATGCCAAACTGTACCGCAACACGGGCACGTATGGTTCTCCCACATGGGATGAAGTCACGAACGTGCGGGACCTGTCGACGAATCTGGAAACGGGTGAAGCGGACGGGTCCACGCGTGGTGGCGGCGGCTGGCGGCAAGTGCTGGCAACGCTCAAAGATGGGACCGTCGAGTTTGAAATGGTCTGGTCCGCTGGGGACACCGATTTTGAGGCGTTCCGGGATGCCTGGCTCAACGGCACGCTGATCGATTGTTGGGTGCTGGACGGTTCGAGTTCCACAAGCGGAAATCAGGGATTGCGGGCTGAGTTTGCCGTGTTGAATTTCACGCGAAACGAACCGCTGGAAGATGTGGTGACCGCCTCCGTCACGATCCGCCCGGGTATTTCTTCCAACGCTCCGGCTTGGGATGAAGTGGCCTAATTAGCTTTTCAACTTTCGCAATTTGCTGAGGAATACACGTGGCGAGTTTTCAGGATGCCGGTGGGAACACGTGGGAAATCGTACTGGACGTGAACGCGGCCAAGCGCGTCCGCGATCACTTGGATCTTTCGCTGTTTGATTTGCTCGATCCCAAGAAATTCGGTCCGTGGGCCCAAGACATCATTCGCGTGGTGGACACGATCTATGTGATCGTCAAGCCGCAAGCTGATGGGAAAGGGATCACCGATGAACAGTTCGGCGCGTTGATGCTGGGGCCGGCGATCGACAAGGCGATTGATGCGTTCGTGGAAGCGATCCGGGTTTTTTTGAAAGGCCGGCGCGGTGGGGAAGCGGCGGCCGAAGCGTTCGGAATCCTGCAAAAGTCGATGGACAAGATCGAAAGCCGGATGACGGAGGAGATGCCGGACCTAATGCAGAAATTAGAAAAGGCCGTCGACGCGCAACTGGAGAAAGTGTTTGGCAGTGGATCTACCGCTACGCCGGAATCCTCGGAATAGATCCCGGACCATATGCGTTCTGGGAACTGGCCGAGATGGCGGACGGTCGCGAACGGTCGGAGTGGAATCGGACCTGTGCGGCAATGGCCCTCATGCTGAATCTGAAACGCAAAGAGGGTGCCCGCTTGGTCAAGGCCGAGGACTTGCACCCGATGAATCGCGATCCGTTGGTGGAGAAGGCCAAGCCGCAGGAATACGGCGACATCACGATTTTGAAGCATTTTCTGAGGAAGTAGGCCATGCCATCGGCACGGGAAATCAGAGCGGGGGCCGCTTACATCGAGCTGTCGACGAAAGATTCCGCACTGGTCCGAGGGCTGGATAAGGCGGAGAAACGGTTGCGGGGTTTCGCGGCTGCCGCAACGGATCTGGGCAAGCGGTTTGCTGTGTTGGGATCCGCAATCACTGCTCCGCTGGCCGCGTCGATTGTGCAGTTCGGCAAGGCGGGGGATGCGTTGAATAAAATGTCCGCGCGGACGGGCGTGGCCGTGCAATCGCTGTCCGAATTGAAATTTGTGGCAGAGCAAAACGGCGCGGCGATCGGCGACGTGGAAAAGGGCCTGAGAGGGATGGTCAAAACGGTCCGTAATGCGGATCGCGGTCTCTCAACGGCGTCCGATGCGCTCGAGGCAATCGGCCTGTCCTCTAAGAAACTTGCCGGACTCAGCCCCGAACAACAATTCGAGGTGATCGCTGACGGGATCGCGGGAATTGCCGACGACGGCAAGCGGGCTGCCGTGGCGATGGAAATCTTTGGACGGGCGGGATCGGCATTGCTACCGACGTTGCAAAGCGGTTCGGCGGGAATTGCGCAGTTGCGAAAAGAGGCGCGGGATCTGGGTATCACGATGGATGGTGAGCAGGCCCAAGCCGCCGCCGATTTTACGGACGCTTGGAACCGCATCACGCAACAATTGCGGGCAGCCGTCATTCAAATCGGCGGGGCGTTGGCTCCAGCCATTACAAAAATCTCTTCCGTCATCACGCCGGTCCTCAAGGGTGTGATCGACTGGATCAAACAAAACGGCGAACTGATCAAATTGGTGGCGGCTGTGGGGGCTGGATTGCTGGCAGCCGGTGCCGCTCTGATTGCATTCGGTGTCGGGGCTACCGTGGCGGCAACGGTGCTGGGTGGCATGTCAGCAATCGTTTCAGCCGTGGGCACGGCAATCGGTATCCTGGGGGGTGCCGTGACGTTTCTGCTGTCGCCGGTCGGCTTGGCCGTGATAGCAGCCACTGCGCTGACGGTGTGGCTGGTGAAGCTGGCTGCCGCGACGGAGCCGGTGCAACGGGCGATTGCCAGTCTGGGGGAAACGCTGGGCAATCTCGCAGGGATCGCGAAAACCGCCTTCGGTGGCATCGCTGATGCCTTGGCAACAGGCGACATTTCGGCCGCAATCGAAATCGTCAAGTTGGGCCTCGTGGCCGCGTGGTATGAAGCGGTCGCGAAGATCCGTGCGCGATGGGCTGATTTTAAGGAATTCTTCCTCAATACGGTGGACGAAATCCGCACGGGGCTGGCGATGGGAATCGTGAACGCATCCGCGACAGTCGAGAGCGTGTTTGCAAAACTGTCGTCAAGCATGGCGGGCATTTGGGACAACTTGGTGACGACGCTCCAGCGGACATTCATCGCGCTGCTGCCGACCATCCTGAATGTGATGAGTAAGGCCGTGGGGGCGATTCAAAGCGTGATCGGAATTTTCGATGAGGATTTGGCCGCCAAGATCGGCGCGACGGCGACGGCATTTCAAACTTTGGGTCCATCACTGCAACGCGGAATCGAGGAAGGGCTAGAGCAGCGTACAAAACAGCGGGCGACCGACCGACAAAATCGCTTGGACCAGATCGAGGCGGGGCGGTCCGGCACGATCGATACGCTGGGTGACGATCTCAACGCGCGTAAGCAAGAACGGGGCAAATTGTTCGACACGCAACGCGATGCCGCCTTTGCGGATGCCAAAGCAGCCAAGGCGGAACTGGATCGCGCCGTGCAGGCGGCAGCCGATGCGAGGCAAGCGGTCGAGAATCAACGAGGAGAACAGATTGAGGCGGCTGGGTCGGCTGCCGCTGTGAGTGTGGGGCGTTCTGTGAAGTCGGTCGGATCACTGGGTGGATTTAGCGGGGCCGATGTCGCGCGAAACATCGGGCTGTCCGGATTCGGTGACAAGCAGGACGAAACGAATCGTTTGCTTGGAAAAGTCGCGAAAAACACGAAGCAAAAGCAGAAGTGGAATTGATTCGATGCCAATCGTCATTGAAGAACGATGGTCAAGCCGATCTGAAGAAACCGGACCGGACGCAAAAGCGGAACTTGGCTACATTGTGACCGGGACTAATACACCTGCCGTTGCTCGGGCCGCGTTGATTGCTGATGAAGAAGCCGCGCCAAACATTTATGAGGATCTGGTTTTACAATCGATCGAGTCAGACCGAATATCAAATGATGCATGCCTCTGTGTTGCCAATTACGGCTTGCTCAAACCTCCCCAACTAGGTTCGTCGTCAAGGTCATTTTCGACGGGCGGAGGATCAAAACATATCACGCAATCAGTGCAGACACGGCACTCGATTTCGGCCAGCGGCACGGCGCCGAATTTCCGTCGATCCATCGGTGTGAAACCCGATGGTGTTGCCGGCGTCGATATCCAATCCTCAGATTTACGATTTCAGGAAACACATTCTCTCTCAGCGTTGGCGGTCAATGATTCTTATGTGAAGACTTTGGCGAATCTTACGGGCTGTGTGAACCTCGGGCCTTTTCGCGGTTTTTCTTCGGGTGAAGTGCTGTTCCAGGGAGTGGGCGGCAGTGATCGCCAGTCGGATGAATCTGGAGTCGGGATTGTTGATTTGACGTTTTCATTCGCCGCCAAACCGAACGAATCAAACGTTGTTATCGCGCCGGGAATTACGATACCGACGATTTTCGGATGGGATTACGTTTGGGTCTACTATCAGGAAATCGAAGATTCTGAAAGCGAACGAACGGTTAAGGTTCCTCATTCCGTTTACGTGGAACAAGTTTATCCGGGCGGTGATTTCAGCAAGCTGGGAATCGGTTAATGACGGGAGATCCTTTTTTACCGGTGAAACCTGGAGACGATTTCGTGCCGTCAGCCGCAGCCTGGAACGGGGCAATAGCTGCCGCGAAGTATGTTGCCGATCGCACCACCGGCAATAGTCCCGGTCGGGTTGGAACACGAGATGCGGGAGTCGTGCGCGTAAAAAATGTTGGATCTTTGGTCGCGAAAAAGTATTCGGTTGTTTCGGCGTCTGGTTTGTCATTCAATGCCCCACAAATTTCAAAACTGCCGCCGGAATCATTGGCGCTCGAAGTTCAACCGGGGGGAGAAGCATCTGATCCCGGATGGATGATTGCCCAAGAGGCAATTCTGATCGGTGAACACGGCGCGGCATTGGCATCGGGTGTGACGTGGGCGAGGCTGTCTGTCACCGATGAGAATCAACGTTTTTTATTTGCCGATCCGGCATCCTCACCGACGGGTTTTCTTGAGCCGTCACCATTTGGTTCAGCACAGATTCTTTGGAAGCCAGAGGAGACCGGCGAGGTCTGGGGCGTGGTGCGCGTGGGGATGCCATCCGATATCATGTTGGCCGGTTACGCGGTGACCGACATTGCAAAAAATGAGTCGGGAATGGTGATGTTTGTCAATGACAGTAACGACACATTTCAAAAATCAGCGACCGCCGAATTGGGATCCGTGTCTGCTGGGAAGTTGTGTTATGTGCGGCGACGTCTCAAGTTTACTGCTGAGGCGACGATTTCAAGTCTGGTGATCGTAAATGCGGAGTGCGGATAAATGGCAACGCGATACTATATCGGCAACGCGAAAGCCGACAAACAACTTGAGACCCTCACGGTCGGGGGAACAATTGAAACGACGGACGTTTTCAATGTGACAATCAACGGGAAAACGATTTCGGTTGTCGGTGGATCAGCAACGGCAGACAACGTCGCGACCGCAATTGCTAATGCGATCAACGACAGCACCTACCCGGAATTCTCTGAAGTGCGGGCCGTTGCCGTGGGCAGTTCTTCGGGGCAATTGACTGTCGAATCCAAGGTGGCCGGGCGTCCGTTTACCTTGTCGATTGAAACGACGGAGACGGGCGGCGGCGCGGCAGACGATCAGACGTTTACAAAGGTCACGACTACGGCGAACAAGGGGCCGAATGTTGTCAATGATGTGGACAACTGGGACGGGCAAACATCATTGCCGACCGGCAGCGATGATATTGTTTTCGATCAGCCCGTAGACGTGCTCTATGAGTTGGATCATTTCGCGGCTGTGGCGTTCTCTTCGGTCACGGTCACGAGTCGGTTTATCAATGCGATTGGATTGCCGGAGAGAAACGCGGGCGGATATGACGAATATCGTCCGACGCATCTGCAATTGGGGGCAACGGTGTTGAAGTTGGGAACGGGACAGGGAGCCGGATCGGGACGGTTGAAGTTTGATCTGCAATCGAACCTGATGACGGCGACCGTTTTCAACAGCGGATCACCGATTGAGGATGGGATCAAATCCGTGCTGCTCAAATCGACGAACACATCTTCGGCGGTCACTGTGCATGGCGGATCTGTAGGGATTGCGACTTTTCCCGGAGAGCAATCGACGATTGCGTTGACGCAACATGGCGGCGACGTGGAACTGGGTTCGGGTGTGACTCTGGACGACGTCGACAAGACCGGCGGCACGCTGCGGGCCAACGGAGTGGCAACCCAGGCGAGTAAAACAATCACTTTGGCATAAATCGAGGCGCGGGATGTTTGGCTGGGGTCTCTGTTGCTGCGGATGTGATTGGTACGATCCGTTTGAGGATGATCTGGGAGGTTACACGGACTATGAGTTCACTAATCCTCCGTCATCCGAAGCGCCGGAATTTACCGTAGATAACGGTCAGCTATCACTTGTCAACGGGACGCCGAAAGCTTCAGGTTCATACTTTCAGACGGTCACGATCCCCGGCATTTCCGATCCTGACTTCTTTTTGCGAGTGACCTCCACCGTCTTTGATGAATCATCCGAATGGACGGGGATTTTCATCGGTCTTTTCACGGCGTTTTACGCAAGGTGGCACGATGGTGATTACGACGTGTACGACGCGGATAGCAACGGCCAAATTGACACTGCGGGCGGAACGAGCATCACCGGTGTTCCCAGCGACGGCGACGAACTGGCCATTGAGCTTTATCGCGAAGGGGGGCAGTGGGTCGTTCAATATATTATCAATGGCGTTATTGCCGGGAGAGAAGAAGGCATTACCCCCACTGGCTCGATCGGTGAGACTCTCAATATCGGTGTGATGGCGGATGAGGGCGGGAGTTGGGGTTTTCTGCAAATCGAATGCAGCGGCGAACCGACGCTGCCGCCGGACCCATGCGATGAAACAGACTGCATTTCATCTGGGGACGCTTGCATTACTGATTGCGATGAATGCACGGACATGCCGGGTGGCTATGCCGTGGACTTTGGTGGTTTGCTTTCTCCGTTGGGTGGCGAGACGTGCTGCTCTGAAGCGGGGGGATGGCACTTTCTCTCCCACGTTGGCGGTTGTGCCTACAGAAGCTCGGAATTTGAATGCGGTGGCGATTCCGGTTCTTACTGGAGTTTGATCGTCAAACCGACGAATTCCGAATTGAAATTGGTGACGGTCGGCGGCGTGGAAGGTGACGACGTCGTGCTTATCTACAGACGCGAAGCGGCGATTGAATGTCTCTGCCGCAATGCATTCACGAAGTACGATGAGTTTCCCGTGTGCGGTGACGGGGCGCCGGACGAGGTTTGCATAATTCCCGTGACCGAAAACACGGATATGAGTTGCACGCAATGTTGTGTAATTCCCGTGGCCTACTCTGTAGATATTTCAGGGGTGGTTCCAAACGCGCAAGCGGGTTGCCAGGATCGATGCGACGAATGGAACAAAACACACGTTTTGAGACTCACATCCTCGACGGGGAATTCGATTTACTGGGTTGATGATGGAGGCGTTTGGCCGCCTGCTTCCAATCCTGCCATTTCCACGTGCTGTTGCTATAGCTATCTCATCTTTCAATGCGGTCTCAACATTGGTGATGTTTGGGCGTTACGGTTTCTCGGGGCCGACCACATTTTGAATCCGTACATCATCTCGGATATTGACTTTCGGGAGAACTGCCTTGGCACGCAGGTTTTGACAACAAACAGACCCGAGTTGGAAATTGGATACAACAAATCTTGCCAAAGCACGCCCGGAACTTGCGCATCTGGAACCAATGGCCGATGTCTCGGATTTCCACAGGAGCTTGAACTTGTCCCAAGATTCTAAACTCCCAGAGTGTCGTCATCGGAGAACGGTTTCCGATGATCGGCATTTCTGCAATTCAAATCGGCTGGTCAAGCTGAATGTTTTCGTAACAGATGAAGTTTGTCGCCAGTGCGCCGTTGCCGGCGGCTGCGATTTGCCGAACCTTACGGACGGTCGTGGTGCGTCGAATATGGCGCACGGGATGCTCTACGAACTCTCCAAGGACGCCGAGCATCTGGGACTGGGAGATATGATTGAGAAGCTCGCGAAGTTCACCGGCTTGAGCAAGCTCGCCGAAGTCTACGAGCGATTGACCGGGAAGCCGTGTGGGTGTTCAGAACGCCGGGAGAAGTTGAATAGGTGGAAGATTCGCGGTCTGTTTCGGGGTTTGTTTGGACGAAAACTACCCGAGTGAACTGAGGGGTGTTACGACTCAGACGAAGTCGATGCTTCGATGCTGGCCAATAACTCAGCCGTCTTCGTCATCGACAGCGACATATCGATCATCAAATTAACGATCGATCCGAACGCGAAGAATATCAGACCGAAAACGAATCCAGCCGCCAACTGGGCGAGCGTTTGAGCCAATAAGATTATAGCGGCGAGGAACCCACCACCCGATCCCGTGGATATCGCGGCGACTCCCAATCCAGCCGTGATCAATGCCCCGAACCCCGCGAAAACCCAGATCAACAAAGCCACGATGTGCAGGACCGACGACACCACGGGAAGACCGTGCTTCGAACCCGTCTTGAAGATTCGCCGCTTGGGCGTTGAATCCTTCTCTTTTTCCACGACATGCGGAATGGGTGACACTGCCGGAGGCTCATAGGTGTCGATCAATGGCGGGGTCTCTGGTTGCGAGACGCTGTATTCGCTCGTATCCGTCTCTTCCGCGGAGGGAACGCGGATCGGCTCCGAGCAGCGCGGACAGGACAGAGTCTTTCCGGCGCGCGATGCACCGGCCTTGAGTGATCGTCCACATGCAGGACATTTGAACGCGATTGCCGTCATGAGGTGCCCCCCCTTGGGTTGTTTGTGTGCTGAGTTGCAACACTCCACCCTAAACCCAACGCAGATGCGATGCAAGCGGATCACGGATTCTCGGTCCTTTCCTTGTTGGAGAGAACCTCAACCAATGAGCGGCCGGCCCCGTTTATTTGGATAGAAAAACAGCCCGCACGATGTGGCGGGCTGTTTTTCGTTTTCCTAACGAAGCAATGACTGCTGTCGAGGAGTGAGAGTGTGGTTTCCGAAGTCGTTAGCCACATCCGTCAAAACGTCAACTCTGCACGAAACCCAGCGTCGAACCTTAACGGCGAAATGCAACGCCCGAAAAACAAACATCAAACATCGTACACAGATTCCAGAAACTCCAGTGAGAAACAGGAATTCAACAAAGACGTTTGTTGCTCTTTTAGAAGCCTTTGAAAGTTTTTCTTTCAGAGGTCCATCTTCCAGTTTGTCTATTTCGCGTTTTGTCTTTTGGTCACCATCTTCGTCATGAAAGCAGAGGATCATAGCAATGAACTGAAACGGTCCGATCGTATTCGTGAGTCGCATCAGTCCGTTCATGATGTTTCTGGTTTCTCGATAGGCTGGGCTGTCGAACGAAAAGTCTTGATCCCTCATAAAGTCAAACAGTTCATCGCGAATGAATCGAATTTGTGATCGACACCATTCAGCCCGTTGACGCCGGATGACCAAACAGTAAATCACCAACACAAAGACAAAACTGACCCAGCATTGAGCAAAAATGTAACCCTGATTCATTTCGAGTCTCCCCTAGAGTGTTTACCGTCTACTGTAAGACCACTACCAGAGACTTCGGGATCGTGAATTTTCTCGAATTCTCGCAATCTTTTGTCCTTTTCATTCCTCTCTTTTAATCGATGGTGATGCTCTCTGAACAGGGCAAGTCCCATTGTTGCGGCTGCGCCCCATGCAATCCATACGCTCGTGTTGACGTTCGCGATGAATCCCTGTTTTAAAGAAACAGATGTGTGTTCCCCAGGTGCAACTGTGACTGGAAGGTAAAACACAACGTAAGCCGTGGAAACAAATGCCGTGCAGATTAAGAAGACTTTGGCAGTCTCCTTAAATGTTGACCATCTCTGTATGAAAGCCTCGTGAGCACGTTGTTTGTCGGCTTCACTTAGGCGTACCTGCTTGGTTCTTTTGCGCTTGCCCATGATTTTTAAGATAGCTCAACGCTCATGCTGCCATCAAGTCAACACTTGTAGTTGCGCTGATCCCAACCCCAAGATTTTGTATCCGGATTCTGTGCGGATTGTGCTTGATATCCGACCGTTCTAGTGTTCCAATGTTCACGAATGGTTAAGAAAGGCGTGTGACCATCTGGTGCGATGGTCAACGATAAGGTTCGCGGGATGCGGACCCGTGTTTGCTCCGCGAAGAGAGTAGCCACTTGCTGTCGGTGAACAGACAGCCTCAACGAGTAGTAGCTTCCTCGTTAATTCTTTCGGTCGGAATGCTCCGACCACTCCCGAAAACCGCGATCTCGCGTGCGATGATGCTGCGCGCGGATCGCTCATCCTGGAGACCTACACCGTGGACACCAAGAAAAAGATTCTGGACTACATCGAAAAGCACATCCGCACGCGCGGTCACTATCCCACGCCGAACGACATCGCCCAAGGCGTCTGGATGAATCCGGCTGCCGTTTGGTCCTATCTCTGGCAGTTGAAGATTCAGGAGAGAATCGCGTTCGATGACAGCAGCACGCATGCGGTCAAGCTGTTGCCGGTCAAGCCGGTGTTACCGCATCTCGGGACCGTGAAGTAACTGGGATGGTGAGCGGATGAGAGGACCGGAATTGACAAATGTGCAATTGTGCGGGTATGGTGTTCCATCTCAAAAAGCAGGACGCCGCCAGTGGTTGCACACCGACGACGTCCCTAACCAGTCCCCTTGCCGAAACAAGGTTGTGGCTATGAAGTTTCATCGGCGTTACAAGCTGCGCCGTTCTCTTTCTCTTTCCCCGCTTTCGGGATCGTCAGAATCCGCGTCACCGGACTCTGAATCAAACCCCCTTGAGTTCGCTCGCCCACCTCCATTTCGAGTTGCGCTTGTGGGTTCATTCACGTAGCGCACGAAAAAACCACCACTCCGTCGCCAAACAAAAGTGGTGGTTTGTACGAAACCCGGCGTTGACCAGGGGGTTTTGCATGCGCACACCCTAACAGGAGTGTTGCGCGATGTCAAATAAAAAGCCTCCGCGCCGGAAAAAGTTTGTTTGCATTACCAAACGGCGTGCGGGGCCTCACCTGGACAGTTAGACCCGCCCGCCACTTTCTACCGGACACGGAGGGGCGTGGTGAATGATACACAGGCAAGCCCACATGGGCAAAGTGCCAACTGCGGGGTCGTGTTCCCCGACATCTTTTTCGAACATCTCGACAGCGAAGAGATTCCTTGGATCATGGATCAAGTCGGGCATCCGTGTTTGAATCTCAATGGATTTGCAAAGGTTTTTGGTTACAGCGAAGACTACATGAAAAAGCTGCCGGTTTCTCAGAGGCCGCAGCCGTTTCCCCGTGAAGGGTTTTACCGATACGGGGAGTTTTTGGAGGCGTGGCATCGTGCGAAAGTTGACATCTAAGAAGCGACCGAACGGGGACGGCAGCATCTTTAAGGTCGGTAACAAGTGGCGGGCCGTCATTTCACTCGGTGTCATCAATGGACGTCGCGTGAGGCGTTCGAAAACAGCGCGAACGCGCGAAGAAGCGCGGAAGTTTCTGAGGGAATTGCAAGCCAAGGTCGATGCCAGCCAAATCGACGCGAAGGACATGACCATAGCTGAGTGGTTTCAGTTGTGGTTGTCATCGGTGGTGGACCCGAACCATTCAGAATCGACGCGCTACAGCTATCGTCGCCATGTTGAGAGATTTCTGATTCCCGCAATCGGTCATTACAAGCTGTCGGCATTAGCTGCAGTCCACATTCGGGAGATGCTGAATTCCATCACCGCGCCGAGTCATCGCGCGATTTCGTATTCGGTCCTCTTGACCGGATTGACGCAAGCGGTCCAAGACGGACTTCTCTCTGCAAACCCTTGCGACAGCGTTAAGAAGCCACCTTCGGGAAGGAAGGATATTCGACCATTCACACCCGAGGAGACGCAGAAAATACTTGAGGAGACCGAAGGCAACCGACTTCATGCGTTCTATCGATTGGCTTTGTCATTCGGTGTACGACAGGCGGAGCTATGCGGACTGGAATGGAGCGCGGTTGATTTCGAAGAGGGAACTTTCACCATCGATAAACAGGCCGTTCTAGTTCAATCGGATATCCACTTTCGAAAACCAAAGACGAAGGCTGGCGTTCGAACGATCCGGTTGACCCCTAAGACTGAAAAGGCATTGCAGGAACGCCGGGCCATTGCACTGAAGGAAGGACACGCCAGTTCGAAATTGGTCTTCACCAACACGAAGGGTGGAGTCGTCAGTCGCAAATCATTCTGGACGCACAACTGGAAGCCCCTGCTGGCTCGCCTGGGAATCGAGCACCGCGGATTCCATCACACACGGCACACAGCGGCCACCGCCATGCTCACAGATGGCGTCCCGGTCTTGGTGGTTTCAGGGATTCTTGGTCATGCCACACCCTCGATAACGCTCGACATCTACGCTCACTATTTGCCGGACCAGCAAGATGCCGCAACCGCATCGGTCACCCGGCTTTTGGGGTGATATTGATTCTCGTGGCTGTCCGGTGGCTGCCTGCGAGTTGCGAGTTGAATCGCAAGTTGTTTTTTCAAATGAGGTTACAACTCGCAGTGGACATTCTTTAGGCTAATGACCCAGATGCTCTTTAGTAGTGTTTAACCCTGTATTTTGTAGGGGTTAAGAGAGCTTCTGCGGTCATTGTAACGACCCAAAATTGTTCACTTATATTTAGCTCGTGGCTGTCCGGTGGCTGTTTCAGGATGGGCCTTAGACGTGGGCTGTTAAATGGTTCCAGTCGCGTCGATTTCTCAATTCTCCACGAATGCCGTCAAGGGAGGAATCCTGGATAAATCGTGACATTTTTTGCCCGAAACCCAGGTTATTTCGGACAAATCGTGACATCTCAGAATCACCAAAAAATCGTCGGTAAAATATGCCTGCACAAGACGGGACAAGCAAAAAGGTTACCCGAAAAAATGAAACAGAACACCACAGAAAAAGAGTTTGCTCCTGCTGGAGTGATGACGATCAACGAGGCCTGTGAACGTCTTCGAATGGGGCGAACAAGTCTCTGGAAAAGGCTCAAGTCTGGCCAGATCGATTCTCGCAGGGATGGGGATAACCAACGCGCTCGAGTGAAGATCTGCCGTCAATCGGTGGAAGATTATCTCGCAAATCTTCCCGACGCTTATTGAACAATCAACACCGGGGAGTGGGGAAGTCTGGTCATCCCGCGTGGCTCATGACCACGAGATCGCAAGTTCAAATCCTGCCTCCCCTATTTTTCAAACCGGAGCGAACCATGAGCGATTTCATCTCAATCAACGATGCACTGCCGCCGCTGCACGGAAGACTGCCGGTGACCGGGATCGAAGTTTCGCGGCTTTGCGATGTAAGACTGTCTAACGGTCGTGTTACGCAAGCAAAATACTACCGTGACGGCCAATGGGGTGAGAGAGGGTTCGTTCTGCATGGCGTTGTTGCTTGGCGGTTTGCCGAACCGGCAAGCGTGAGTTGATTTTTCACTGCTGAAACAAAAACCAATGAGGCCAACTGCGTGAGAGTTACGTTCATACGGAACCGAAGTCTCATGAGGAGATTAGTTGAAACGTGTCATGGCTAGGAAAGGCGTGGCGAGTCCGGCCCTTTCAGGTCAAGGAAAGGCAAGGTTTTTAATTACAGGAACAAGAAATGCGAAAAATCAAAGTGGCGGAATTGACAGAGGATTTCTCTCTGTACCCACGGCAAAGTGTGGATTCTCAACACGTCGCGGAATTATGTGCTGCGATTGAATCGGGGGCGGAGTTGCCAGCTATCACAATCGACAAAAAGTCGAAGCGAATCATTGATGGGTTTCATAGGTCACGGGCGGCGGTTCGACTCGATCCTGACAACGCAGAGGTGATGTGCATTGAAAAAACATACCGCACGGTTGCGGCAATGTTTGAAGACGCAATGCGACTGAATGCTGGCCACGGTCGCAGGCTGACGGCGGTTGATAAGACTCACTGTGCGGTCAAAGCCGCTGAGTTGGGGGTAGACCCTGAAATTGTTGCTGGCGTTCTTCATGTCGATGCAAGCAAGCTCGGCAAGCTAACGGTGGCGAGGACCGCAAAGTACGGAAAGCAGGTTGTCAGCTTGAAGCGTCCGTTGATGCATCTCTCAGGGACAAAACTGACTAAATCTCAGTTCCAGGCGAATAGCGGAGCGGCGGGAAACGATCAAAGGTTTCTGGTGAATCAGCTTCTTTCGTTTGTGCAGTCGAACTCGATTGATACGAGCGATGAAAAGCTGATGGCTTCTCTGGATAAGTTGCGAGATGCACTCAATGGGATGTTGGTTGGGGCGTGAAATGACAGGCCATCGCGTCGAGCCTTTGCAATGCATGACGTTGCTCTGTGGGGAGAGGTGAGGCGCTGCACTCCAAGGCAAGGCAAGGTTTATTGAAACAGCAGAATTAACTGGGCGGGACGGGCCTAGCAGCGGCAAGGCTGGGCGTCGCAAGTCTAGGATTTCCAAGGCATGGTTTATTGAAACAGTGAAATTAACTCCGTGCCAATCACAGGACTGGCACGGCGGGTCGGGGCGATGACGGGAGTGTCAAGGCAAGGTTTTCTCTTACTTAAAGGACGCGAAGAATGGCGATTGTGAATCACGTATTCCGGATCACTGGGGTCAGTCCCCTGTTGCAGAACAACCCAGCGGAGACGCTAGTTGACAACGACGAAGGTCAGATCAAAGCGAAGAAGAAAAAGTACAACGATGCAGATGAGGCCAAAATGCGGACCTACAAAGAAGGCCGCAATTACGTGCATCCATCAGCCGGATTTCGAGCGGGAATTTTACGGGCTGGAGTGGGAAGAAAAATCGGGAAAACCGCAGCGAAAAGCGTGCTAGCTGGTGCGGTTTTCCCGATTGAGGAGTTTGTGGTTCTCATCGATCCGAAGACGGGCAAGCCTTTGAAATCCTATGAGATTGACAAACGTCCGGTCGTCATTGGCACAAGCAGAATCCTGCGTTGCCGTCCCAAGTTTACGCCGTGGGCGTGCGACTTGGCAATGGAGATTGATGAAGACTTTGTCAGTGAGGAAACGGTTGCGGAAATGCTGAATATTTCAGGACGCATTTGCGGTCTTGGAGATTTCCGACCGGATACGAGCGGTGGAAAAAACGGCTGTGGAACGTTTGGGAGGTACACGGCGAAAGTTAAGTAAGAAACATTTCTGGGACGGCAATGGCGAGACGTAGAGCGCCTCGTTTAGGAGCGTCTAGGTAGGTCAAGTCAAGGCTTTAACGCGGTTGGCATGGTGCCGAATCACCCAAGGGCCTCATAAGCCTTTCGGAGATTCGCCGGATCGTTACCGGCAACCGCACTGTCACCGGGGGTTTGTCTCTGGGTTGATGCGGGCTGCATGGACGCGGGCGGTCGTCGTATGACGGAACATCGAGCGCACGACGGCCGCCACTCTTTTAACAGGAATCTTATTTCAAGGAGGAAACCATGTTGGTTTTGACGAGAGGTTGCGACGAAACGGTTGTGATTGGTGAAGACGAAATTCGAGTGACGGTCGTGGAAGTTCGCGGTGACAAGGTGAAGCTTGGCTTCTCTGCTGCCAAGACGATCCCGATTCATCGAGAGGAAGTCTACGACGCGATTCAGCGTCAGGAATCATTGCCGTGCGGATAAACGGAACCGCATGACGCGGTTTCACAGCAGGGATGGTGGCTCACGGTCGGGTCCGGTCAGGGATGACCTTTTCAATTTCTGGAACAAAACAAAAGGCATCCCCATGATCATCGAACTTTTAATCATCGCGATCGCGTCTGTCGTGATCGATCTCTACAGAGGGAGGATTGTATGACGGTTACCACAGAACAACCGACCGCCGAAGTTGAAACCGAACAACAATCACCCGCATCGTTGTTGCGTTCACTATTCAAGGCTCAAAAAGCAATCGAACCGATTGTGAAGGATGCGGAGAACAGTCACTCACGATATCGCTACGTCAGTGCTGAGTTGATCATCACCGAATCCCGTGCAGCACTGCTGGGAGCCGGCCTAGTGGCCCGCCGCGCGTCCTGGAGTATCGAGAAGGATACTTTCGACGGCTACGCAATGGTGATGATGCGTTTCATTCTCACAGATGTCGAAACCGGAGAGCAAATCGAAAACAACGTCTGCTTCCCGGCGCGTGAACGGAACGGCATGCCCTTAGACAAAGCGGTCGCCGCTGCACTCACTGGAGGCTTCGCCTACTGGCTGCGTGACCTGCTGTTGATCCCACGCGTGGATGAGGAGATGGACCGGCGCAACGATGCGGATTTCAACCCGCAACAAGAACAGCAGGGACGACATCACGAACAGCAAACGCAACAGCAGCCACAAAATCATCAGCAGAAAACTGAGGAACCGCCAAGTTCGAAATTGGTTTGGTGGAATTGGTGCAAAGAGCGGAACTTCTCCGTTGATGACGGCAAAGGTTGGTGGCAGATCATCGAGCAATTCAACGTTCCCGTTGAAGAGGCTCAAAAGATTGCCGTTCAAACCATGAACGATGACGGCACTTACAGCTTCCCGAAGTGGTGTGATTTGGTCGAGTCGCGCTACTCGCAAAAGCAGACTGAGACTGAAGGAGCGGCGCAGTGAAAGCCACTATTGAAGAACGAAATCCCAAAGACCTGAAGAACCACCATGACAACATCGGCTTGTACGGTGACAAACCGGACCAGGAGTTTATCGAGAAGGTCGCCAAGCACGGAATTACGACCCCTTTGACGATCCTGCCCGACAACACTGTTGTCTGCGGTCACCGTCGTCGTCAGGCCGCGATGATCAACAAAATGAAGACGGTCCCGGTATTCGTCCGCCATGATCTCTCCGATCCGTTGGACATCCAAGAGCTTCTTGTGCTGGACAACGCGCAGCGGGTGAAGACAACCGAGCAGAAAGCTCGGGAGTATAAGTTGCTCAAAGAGATCGAAGCGGAACGGGCCAAAGGGCGTCAGTCTCATGGAGAAACCGCCCCCGGCAAACGCTTAGGGGAAAATTCCCCTAAGCGTTCAAAGGGCAAAAAAACAGGGAAAAAAGGTAAATCCTCAGATGCAGCCGCTGAAAAAGTCGGCATGTCGAGCAAGACGGCCGAAAAGGCAGCAAAGGTCGTGGACGCGATCGACGAAGCCGAAGCGGCGGGTGACACCGAGAAGGCTGACCAACTGCGTGGAACATTGAACAAGAACGTTTCAGCCGCACATCGTGAAGCTCAACAGGAACCAGGACGGGAAGAGATTCCGGAAGATGACCTGGCGGTTCTGATTCCCAACTGGGCGAAGGGTTTTGACCGGCTGTCTCGTGAATTCACGAAGTTGCTCAAAGAGGCGGAATATCTGGGCAAGTCTGAAGGGGGCGAGCATCTCGACTCGAATCGGATTCAAGAACTGACAGCAAAAGTTAAAAGCTGCCAAGCCGTCATCAAGGCATGCAAACCGGCTGCCGTCTGTCCCTACTGCGAAGCCGACATTCGCAAGGTTGCGAAATGCGATCCCTGCCGTGGGGCAGGATATGTCACGAAGGTCATCGCCGAAGCTGCTCCCCGGAAATAAAGACCAGAACCAATGCAACTTTCACTCTTAGACAATCCGATCGAGAAGGGATTTGAGTCTCTGTATCGACCGCGCGACTACCAGCATCGGGCGATCCGGAAATTCTACAGCCTGATCGATGGCGGTAGTCCGGGCGCAATCGTGCGGATGCCGACTGGTTCCGGCAAGACCTTCTTGGGGACGTGGATTGCGGATGAGTGGACGCGGCGCGGAAGCGATCACTTTGTGATGATCTTAGCCCATGAACGGCAGCTGGTCTCACAGTTTGCCGAAGAAGTCGAAGATCTTCTCGGAGAAAGCCCAGGACTCGAGATGTCGACCGATGGCCGTGTGGACTTTGGACCGCGAGCACCGCAGATCATCGTCGCATCGCGGGCAACGCTCGGGTTGGACCGAAAAGGTCGGTCGAGACTGTACAAATTCAATCCAAACCTGAATTGGCTGGTCATCTTCGACGAAGCTCATCGTTACAAGTACGGGATGACGAGCACGCAACACATCGTCGATCACTTCGAGCAAAACCCAAACAGCAAGCGACTCGGTCTGACGGCCACCCCAGAACGTGGAGACGGTGTCTCACTGGAGCGACTATTCCCGGACGTCGCTCTGGACTATCGATATTTTGAAATCAGTGGCGGTCCGTGTGCTGTGAATGACGGCTGGGCGGTGGAGTACGACCAACGCTTCGTTCATGTGCATGGCGTGGACTTCAAGAAGCTCAACGAAGTTGCCGGTGATTTTGACAAGGATGAATTAGAAGCCGTCCTCAGTGAGCGTGAGACGTTACTGTCGATGGTCAAGCCGACGATCGATCTGGTTGAAGATCGACAGACGATCATCTTCAACCCGACCGTAAACATGGCCAAATGGGTCGCTCACACTCTCAATGAGTTTGTTCCCGGTGGGGCACAGAGTTTAGACGGCAGCTGCCCGGACGATCAGCGTCGGGACGTCTTTCGCCGGCATCAACGTGGTGAGTTTCAATTCCTGTCGGTCTGCGGACTTTGCCGAGAAGGTTACAACGACCCCAACATCGGTGCGGTGGCTGTGTTCAGGCCGACGAAGTCACGTTCATTGGCAGAACAAATGAAAGGCCGCGGCTGTCGTCCGCTGCGTGGATTGGTTGATGGTTTGGAAACGGCGGAGGAGCGTCGCGCGGCAATCGCAGCATCCGAGAAGCCCAACTGCATGATCGTCGATCTCGTGGGCGTTTCCGGTCTTCCTGCTGTGGCAACGACGGCACACCTTTTAGCGACTGGCAAGCCCGATGCCGTGATCGACCGTGCCAACAAGAACGCGATGGAAGCGGACGGGACCGTTGACATGGCCGAGGAAATCACCAAAGCAGAAAAGCAGATTGCCGATGAGGAAGCGGCCAAAGCCCGGCGCGAACGTGAAGAGCGGGAAGCGGCGGAGCTTCGTGAAGCAGAGAGGCGAGCCAAGCTCAAAGCTGAAGTTTCCTACAGTTCCGAGCGCGTCTCGATAGGGCGACCTGTTGGATCACAAACGGCGGTAACGCGATCACCAGCTGCACTCGCAACTGAGAGGCAGATTGCAGCACTGGTGAGAATGGGCGTACCTCGTGAAACGTCGGAGGGCTATTCCAAGCGGCAAGCGTCAGCCGTGATTGCTTCGATGCGAAAGCAAAAGTCCAGGCAGCAATTCACCGGGCAAGCAACCGAGCGTCAGCGACACGTTTTGGAAAAGCATGGCTATCGAGCCGACGTCAGCGCAGCGGAAGCGGCACGGATCATTGTCGAAGAAATCAACCCCAAACTACAGGCGGTGAGGTAACGGATGGCGAGTTTCAACAAGGTAATCATTGCAGGTCATCTCACGCGAGATCCGGACGTCCGCTACCTTCCCAACGGGACAGCGGTTTGCGATTTCTCAGTGGCCGTCAACCGCAAGTGGTATGACCAGCAGTCCAACACCACGAAAGAGGAAGTCTCATTTGTTGATCTGACCGTATTCGGGAAACAGGCCGAGAACCTCCAGCAGTATCAGTCCAAAGGCGGCAACGTTCTGGTTGAAGGTCGTTTGAAACAGGAAACCTGGAACGACAAACAAACCGGACAAGCAAGGAGCAAGCTCAAGGTGATCGCGGAAGGCGTGACTTACCTTGGGTCGAAAAGCAACAACTCGGGTGGCGGTGGTCAGTCGTCACAGTCGGGAGGGAACTACGGCAGCGACGGTCATGGAGGTGGAGAGAATCCTTCGGCTGGTCCGGATCAAGACGTTCCCTTTTAGGTTTCAGAATGACTACTGGTCATCCAGCAATCAGAGGAGAGAAATGCGAATGGTAGAGAGAACAATTGCCAACGCAACAATCAGTTCAACGAAACTCGGATTCGATAGAGGCGTGTTTCTTTGTGCGTGGCTACATCTGAACTATGGAGGAAGTGGTCAGGGTTTCGGCGGATTCGTTCTTGATAACTCATCAAAGCCAATCGGCGAGAACTACGCTGGTAGATACTTGACGCAACTCCTGGAAACAGTCGGTGTCGAGAAGTGGGAGGATCTTGAAGGCAAGCACGTGCGAGCGGAATTCGACAACAGCAGAGTCTATCGAATAGGTCACATCATCAAGGACAAATGGTTTGACCCTGAAGAACTCAACAAGGCTGCGAAGACGTAATGACAACTAGACAACCTGCGTTCGGGGTTTGAAATGAACGACGATGACTTACTGAAGTGCGAGCGTTGCGGGTCCACCGAGGAGACTAGGATGGTCAAGCCGCGCAAGTCGTGGGGAGCAGC